AATTTATATTTTTGGTTATTATATAAAAAGATATAAGATCCAGACAGTATTCTGGATAAATATATCGATATTACTCTTGAGTCCATAATCCTTGTTCTATTCCACCGTCTTTTTTATTTATTAACTATCAGCCAGAATAACCGCTAACACTAACAGAGCTGTAGAAGCTACCACCGGAGTGAGCCACGATTAAATCATTAAATGTTTGATAGCTATATGTGATAGTAACATTACCACCGCCTGTATCGCCACCGTTGTAATTAACGCTTGTGAGCTTACTCTTGTCTCCAAGTTGGATCTTAGTACCTTCGCAAGTCTCAAGATAAATGGTCTGGTTGAGTAGATTATGGCGACCAGAACATTGTGGGGTATTGCTGGTGGCAACTGTATTACCAGTTAAACCAGAATAGTATCCACTCTCAGTAGCATTGATCATATCACCACTAACTGCTTGAACTTCAAACTCAGAACTAACCTCAACAGGGAATTTAACATAACGATGATATGGAGCAAATGTACCTAGTTCTTGAATGGCTTCACGACCAAAGTCACACTTTACATTAATGTTCTGGAAGTGAACAGCAAAACCGCTACCGCCACCAATTGCATCATTAGTGCCGCTGGAACTAATACCTGGAATCTGTGTTGGGAAACGACAAGCTGACATATTGAGGAACTGTCTACGACCAACACCTTGTGCTGCGATTGGGCTGTCTGTGTTGTCGAAGGAGCCAGTAACTGAGGCACCCCACACTTTATTATTACCAACTAGAGTTACATCTTCTGTAAAGTTACCATCAACTGGGAAAGTATAACCAACAGAACTCACATACATACCAGAGCAAGTTACTGCTGCAATAGAATTACCACTGGAACTGATATTACTATCGCTGAAAATAGCAAGTTGCATATCGCAACGAGCATTTTGGCGACCAGGAATTGAAGGATTGGCAGCAACAAGACCAGTGCCAACACTAGTGCCCTTTTCAGTGGCTAATACATAAACAATTGGATATCCGTCTAATACTTTATTAAGAGTTACTTCAATATCTGGAACGTTTTCTACGTTCTGATAGATTGATAGTTGACCCATCTCGAAGACTTGTTCTAGATTGAAGTTGGTTGTGATACCAACACTCTGTAGACCATGAACGGCAGTCATAGAGCCAGCGGCTGGTCCGAGTTTAACTTGCTGAATTGCATAGTAGATACGATTATTGGCCATAATTAAATCTCCACTTGAAGTATTTATTGGATTGATTTGTGATGATCTACAGATTGATCTTATTAAAGATACACATATTTTACTAAACTAGGTAGAAATTATCTCCGTTGTGACTTTTGCAAAACCTCTATGTAGGGATGGTACTGGTGAGTCTATCTCAAAGAGATTTATATTTTTAAGGAAACATTTACGCCAAGGGTAATATGAGACAATATCTGGATACATTAATGGATTATCTATAAGATCTCCATTATAATCCAAAGGAAATAGGTCATTTTGAGCAAGAGTATTTGTGTCGAATAATTGAATGGTCAAATCTTGTTGTAAACGAATTATATCTAACAGTTTATTTCTGTCGTTTTTATTTTCGGCTAAAACATAAAATCCCATATCTTGTTCTAGCCATAATAAAGTATTACCAATTTCATATGGTCTTGATCTTGATCTGGGTATGGCTTCAATTATAATACAGGGCATCTGAACTCTCTGGTTACTGCCTATGGCCCAATCACCATCTTCGGTTTGTTTGATATCCAGGTTGGAAGTATTCATAGAATTATATTGTAGTAAATTTACCCAAGGACTATCACTCGATCTATGTGTTTGTACAGTTCGGTAGCTGTACTCTAACTGAACATTACTACTTACAGATATTGGATTATTAAAGATAATACGGCCATTTGGATAATCAACTATAAAACTACCACTAGAATAAGGTATTAGAGTATTATTGACATAAATACCTGTAATATTTGTTGGACTAGAATCTCTATAGGTTAGAGTTTCCCACACCCAATCCTTCCTTACTCCCTGCCAAACTTGTCCATCAGTATATGATAAATCTGCTACTGGCTGTAGTTTAGAATGGGTTGTGCCACCATAGATATTAGAAGTATCTATTGTAGCATCAAACCATCCACCGATATTTAAAAAACCCCAATCTAGAAACATCTTAAAATTAGTTTCTAAAATATTTAATAGCAAATCTTGTGATATACTATCAACACCCTTAAATTTTGTATTGGTATTACAATCACTCATACTAATGCTCCTTGTATTGCTTGCTCTATTGAGGATCCTGCATTATTTAATGCTCTTGTAATCCAATTATCATTAATAGTACCAGTATACTCTGATGGTATTTTCCATGATTGATTGCTAGCAGACATAATAGCTTGTCCAGTACGAGAGGTAGGATAAGGCCCTAAGGATACTTCGTAATCTTTTACTAAAATTTGAGTACCATCTAATAGTAACCATTCTAACCACGGCAAACTATATCCACGAAATGTATCAATATTTTGCGCATATTCACTATACAATACATCAGAAAAATCTATTTTAATAATACCAACAGAAACAGAAGATTTGATACCATTGTTCGTCATAGTGGGTGGTTGATAATTAACATCTACATTAGAGGACCATATTTCTATCAGTCCAGCTAATTTTGGCCCAGGATCCGGGATACCTAATTCATATTGTAAAGAACCTCCCATCAAAGCATTGTATTCTGGTGAATTTTCAATAGCAGATACTACCACAGGAGGAATTGCTTTTCTCATTTTATTAGCAGCATTTACCATAAAATTTTTAACATCTGGTAATAAAGCACTAAGAATATTTTTTTGTATAGTATTTTGACTTTCTAGTAGTTTAAATGATATTTTCATAATATTCCTTAAACTAACTATTGGGCACTACATTGCTAGAAGTAACTAATTCCCACATACAAAATAAATATCTATTATCTCCTAATCCAGCAGGGGTTGGACTAGCATATAATCTATAAACAGGATTAGATCCAGTTTCACTATACATTACTGTAATATCTTTGGCTTTATTAATATTACCTAAATAATCTTTACTACAAATAGTTTGTATCAAACCATTAGAATTAGCAATATTAGGAGGAGGATTAATCCACTTTTTATTATCCCATATAACGGTCATATAGCCCATACCGTAACTTTCAATACCATAGTATCCTACACCATTACAATGTGGACACATTCTACCGACAATAAAAGGAACTGGGCCGCCAGCTTTATATTTATTAGAAGATTTTTTTAGATTAACATCAAAAATACAATTTGGACATATATTTTTATTTGTTATGCCATAATTAAATTTTATTTGAGTGGTTAATCCTGAACTACTTAATAGTAAGTCAATTTGTTTGGCAAAAACACTCTGAAGAACAGCAAAGTCGGGCAATGCCATATTTTACCTCATGAATAAAAATCATTATTGCCAACATTACGGAATGGACCAACATTAAGGTATCTTGGATCAAACTTATTATTAACGAAAGGAGATAATACAGCAGACCACGCACTTGCATTTCTAATATCCCAATGGCTTGTCAACTCCTCATACAATGCACACGCACCATGATCAATAATTGCTTTCCAGCCAGACAATGATCCTCCAAAGCTAAGACTTGCTGGACCAAGTGCTGTACGAATACCCTCTAAAGCCGCTTTTGTTCTAAAAGTACCTTGATCAAAAATACATGCTGCTTTTAGTCCCACAAGACTTAAAAAAATTTCATCACCATCTGCTGTGGGATCAGGAGTAATATTAGGATTAACAATATCTACTTGATAAAAATGATCTAAGTTAACATCAAATTGAATATATTTAGCCGCAACAGCTATTACTTGCTGCATTCTTTCATCACTAAACTCATAAGGAGTATTTAGGTCATTAATTAAAACTCTAGTAACTGTGGTTAAATGTTCTTGCCAGCTCATAATACGGCCTTTTAAAAAAGGTAGAGTGTCTCTGAGTTGGAATACACCTAATATTATATTATGTGGGCATATTTGGCCATGGTATAGCAGTATTGCCGTCCCAAACCGATGGTAGATCACGTAAAGCTTGTCTATAAATCGCCCATAATTGTTTTTTGTCTTGTGTGAGTGGAGAATCAGCTACTTGTGTCCAATCTGTTAGACCAATCAATAAGTCTCTAATATGTCTCATATATGCAATCCTACTATTTTCTGGTACTGGATTGATTGCAAGTTCCCGAAATAGTTGCATAATAAGTTTTTGAGTAGGAGGTTCGATAGTATAGCTGTTTCCATCGCATGATACCACAGAAGAAACATCCATACCAAGAGTAATAGCATCTTCCCATTCTATTGGTGGGGTTTTCATTAGAATATCCCAGATAAAATCATAGGCCTCCAGATATAATATTGATTTTGTGATGTATCTCCGCCATTTGTGATCTCGGCAGCGAGCCCCCATGGATTTCCTGCGTATGGAAGATCCGTAGTCGGCCCTCCGGTGGAAGTTGCTATAGATGATCCGTTCAAGATTAGGGCTATATTCCCAGCACCGTCGCTTGTCAGCGTTGCCTCATACATCGGTGCCGAGCCTGAAAACGTCGCCAGATCGGTGCTGGAATCAACTTGCGATAGCGATGTGCCGTTGTGCGCCAGCAACCAGACGCGACGGTTGCGAACCTCAAAGCCGAAGCCGCGATTCGTCAACTGTCCGAGAGTTGTACTGTTGACATCTTTTCCGCCAAACTGATACCTAAAAACGCCGTTTGTAGATGACAAATTGCGATAGAATCGAACTGTTAGCCTTTTTGGCGATGAAAAGTTTATTGTGTTATAGACATACGGAGACGCCAGAGACCCGACACTCCAAGGAAGGAAAGCCCCTGTACCAATGCGTGACAGAACTGAGCCATTTGCAGTTGTTCCGCTAGTCAGCGTCATTAAAAGTGATATGCCAGGACCAGACACGCTACCACCCGACGCAGTTGCGCTATTGAACCAACTGGCGTCTATAGTGATCTTTGCTTCGTGCGACTCGCAACTGCGAGCGACGGTTAATACTTTTGTAGAATTAACCATGGATCTTGCTTCAGTTGTTGATACTAAAGATAATATATTAGAAGATATTGTTCCTTGATTTATATTACTTGCATTAGTAGTATCTGTGGTTGCAGACGAAGCGAGACCCGTTACTGAACTTGATGGTATTTTTATGCTAGCTAACTGTGACCACGTACTGGATCCATCTCCAACTTTTAATACAAATGTATCAGTGGCAAATACTAATTCTCCTTCTGGAATTATTGGATTATTTGAGCTTAAAGCGCTACTTGTTCCTCTTTTTATTTGAATACTAGGCATTATTTAAACTCTCCCATAACTTTATATCATCAGCATATATTTGACGAACTATAGCTTCTTGGTCAGAAGTAAGAGTTGGTTTATCTCTGTCATCTGAATTTGAAAATATATTAATAGGCCAAGTAAGACCGAGCCATTCTGCGCATAACTCTAGTTCAGTTTCAAATCTAAAATATCTAACAAAAGACCCCATTTGTAGTGGTGGATACATAGGACTAATTAATTGTTCTTCAATATTTAATTTTCTATGAGCTATCATTGATCTAAAACGCTCTATGGGATTACGAACAATAATAGCTGTATTAATATTGTCTCCATTCCAGTTTTCTTGAGATGGTAAAAATGCTGCCGGATGTTTATTAGGATTGACGATAGTTATTTCGGGCCACCAAGTTTCTAAAGCTTTATACACAAATGAGTGACTAGCGGTTCTTGGTGTCAAGTATAAAGCATTATTATTAGTTGGAGATCTTAAAATATTACCCATATTTTTATCCTTATGTAAAGTATAACACCACCGCGCCATTTCCAGACCGCGAATCTCCCCAAAGAGTACCGCCACCGCCGCCACCATACCCAGCAGCATAATCTGCACCCATTTTTACTGTTGCTCCAGCAGAACCAAATGCTGCTGATGCTCCACAGTCTTCCGTAGTTTTACCTCCTGCTAATGCGACAGCGGCTAACAAACCAGAAATATCTGTTGCCGGTCTACGTCCGCAAGATTGAATTGTTCCGCTATTTCCACCAACAGCACCCCCATATTGTGCAACGCCGAAGTTTTGAGAAGAAGCCCCGCCGTTTGCACCACCATCTCCACCGGAAAATGTTCCACCTGTTGATCCATTATAGGAGCCTTTTCCTCCTCCTCCAGTGATTGTTGTTCCACTATATGTTACAGTAGTATCTCCTCCGGGATTACCTATAGTATTGGTTAATCCAACAGTATAAGCAACGGTGCCTCCAGAAATACTCCAAGTTTTATAAGATACACCACCAGCACCAGCATTACTATTCCAACCACCACCAGCGCCTACAGCCCAAGCTTTCATTGTTGTGGCACCGGCTGGGATAGAGTAACTTGTTCCGGTAGTTAATAAAACGGCTGTGGGACTATAAGCACCCGTAACCGTCAATGTTGCTGATGAAGAGGTAGAAGAGGATAAATTTGCTGATAATATACATCTATATTGATATCCATTAGCAGATAATTGAACATTTGATAAGGTTAATGTCGAACCTGTAGCTCCGCTAATATTGGACCAAGATGATCCACTATTAGTTGACAATTGCCATTGATATGATAAAGATGTTGATGGCGAAGATGCTGTTGCTGTTATAGAAAAAGAAGTGTTTTGTGTTGCTGCTACTGAAGTATTAGATGGTTGCGAAGATATAGTTATTAAAGGATATGTTCCAAGATCATAAGGATCGGAAATACTACCTCCAGAAGAACTAATGGTAAAAATTCCACTAGATGAACTCAAAGTGATATTACTACCAGCTATTAAGTTTTTTACAGGTAGTACTCCACTTACACTACTATTAAAATCAGTAATATTTAATGAAGTTAAATTGATAGTATTTAAACTATTCCAATTAGTTGTGCCATCTCCAATCTTCAATACTCTATTGGTAGTATCAAATCCTGGTTCGCCACTAGCCAATACTGGATTAGTGGATGTCCATGTGCTAGACGATCCTTTTCTTATTTTTATCGTATTATTAACCGGCATTTCAAGGTGTTCCTCCGTCTATAACTATACCCGACGCTAATGAATATCCTGATGCTCCCAAAATATTATTACCTATTATAGTAGTCCCATTTAGTTTATATGTTAAACTACTACTATTTAAATTAATATTTTAACTACTTGTCCAACTAGTTGTACTATTAACCCACTTAAATTCTTTGTCACTTGTTCCTTTTAGTGTTATACCACCACCATCAGCCGTTGTGTCTGTTGGTGAATTTACACTTCCGAGTTCAAGATTTTTATCATCAACATTAACAATGGTACTATTTATAGTAGTTGTGGTACCATTAACTGTCAAATCTCCACTTAATGTAAGATTACGTATTCCTGTAAAATCTTTATTAGAGTCTAGAACTACTGCTTTACTGGCCTCACCAGTTCCTGGGCCACTAGTTAAATCTAAGTAATTAACTTCAGAT